GATGAACCGGGATCCCACTGGGTGTGTGCATTTGTAGATATTGTAAACAAGAAGGCTTATTATTTTGACTCGTATGGCTACAAACCGGAACCGGAAATTGAAGCCTTTTTGGAACGGTGTAAGGACCAGGGATGCGATGGAGTCTATTGGAATGATATACGCCATCAGAGGGAGGGTTCAGAATGTGGGATGTATTGCCTCTACGTCATTATCAGTCTTCTAAATGGAAAGCCCTTTGATGTCATTTGTAAAAATATAGTTCCGGACAAGTTAATGAACCTATGCCGTGATGTGTTGTTTGCCGAGGAAACGCCTCGCAAGGAGGCACTCGACAAGGCCTTGCCATTACTTACAGCGACTGTTTCTCCTGCACTGAAAGAAAAGATCTAGCCTTGTTTGTTTTCTCTGGTTGAGTTACTTTAAAGGGAAACTCTTCTATACCCCTAGAAGAATGTCGAGGCAAGGACCCCAAAATCCGTTTTTGAATGAACCCAATTACAAAAAAATAATCGGGTTCCTTCGTCATCATTACACAACAAAACTCGGAACACAGGCACTTCCCGAACGCATGGAGAGCCGTATTCAGAGCACAGTCCAGCACTATATGAAGGAGGTTGCACGGGTCGGTGCTCCAGGAAAACAGGTTGGGCAATTAAATCAAGATGTTGTCCGAGAAGCCACCTCTTCGCTGGATACTTGGATTCGTAAACAGGAATCTGCTACGCCTCCGACCACGACCTCAGTTGGTGCCTTTTCCAGACCCGACGAATATACACGCCTGTTTGAGGATACGAATACCCGATACGAATCCTTGATGGCCGACCGAACGCCTCCGGCTCCCATTGTTCCTCCGGCTCCTGACTTTCGGAAGCCCCAGGACATTGCAGCGGAATCCAATGAGGATCCGGTTCTGTTGATGCAGCGTCTCCAAAAGCAACGAGAGGAACAGGCCCGTGCCATTGGTCTAGCCGGGCCTCCTCCCTCAGGCCCTCGTCTTGAAATTAAGGAAGACCAGGCTCCCAGTGCCGGAAACCCGGTGCCTCCTCAGGCCGAAGCTCCTCCTGCACTTCTGGCACCTAGACCCCAGGATTACATTATTCCCCAGGAGAATATCGTCAAGTACAGGGAAACAGAAATCAATCTGTTTATTACCAGTGGGGATCGTGATTGGCTCCGAAATAGCTCTGAAAATCGTTACAACTTTACAGTGAACTTTAACACGGGATCTAAGAAACAAGGCTTTGGGTTCAATACCTCGATCCAGACCCGGCTCCGCAACATTCAACGAGTTGAATTCGTCAAGGCAATCCTGCCCACGGAGTCTCTTACAAATCTTGTCAAGGTGACCACGGACACTCCTACCTACGATACAACACGTGTTATCAACGTCTTTTCCCTTCCCTTTATTGGAATTCGTATTGATGAATTGGAAACCAATGGCTACAGTACAAATCCTCAGGAAGACGCTACCTTTGCGATTATCCAGTATGATACAACGTGGAGTTCGGATCTCACCTCTCAGGCGTTGACAGGAGTGACCTCGGCACCCGTCTTGACCAAATCCGGCTACACAGGATTTATTCCCAAATTCCTCAAGACGCAGAAGGTCTATACGCCGACCCCGTTGGCGACGCTCCAGAAACTCTCTATTCAGGTTCAGCGACACACGGGAGATATGCTGAGCACTCAATCCGATGTGCTGTTCTTCAAACGAATCTGTATGAGCAGTACCTTTACCACGATCGGAACCACGGGAACTCTGTACGGGGATATCGGAGCCGCTGCTCAGAATTCCTACAGTTTCATACAAACTGCCAAGTACTTTCCCTTTTCTTCGGTCGGCGAGGGGGATTTGATTCAGATCCAAGGCTATGTCCCTACGACGGCCTCGGCTGCGGGGTCTGATTATCAGAATTGGCTAACGAATGCTACAGGTCACTATGTGGTGGCGACGGGATATGTCAATGCAGGTGGATCTCTGGTAGATGGCCGAAACGTCGCCGGATATTGCAACGTCATCATCGTACGAAATCGCTTTGATGATCCTTCTACGGGAGCCACGGGGCGTAACTCTTCCTACTACGGAGGCTCCTCCTCGGCGGAGACGACCTTTGCGGGATCTCTTGACAATACGACGACGGAACCCGACTTGTCAGGAGTGGCCCTCATCAATCTCAGTCGTCAGACCCACATGGTACTCCGTGTGGTGACACGGGATATGGATTCAGGTTCCAACATTCGTCCCGATAATGTCTAAGTATGAAATCAACATAGGTACAGAGGTCAACATGCAGAAATTCTACATATTGACCTTCCATTATCAAAGGATCAAAGGATCAAGGGACTATTTATACGCCCCACGAGGCGTAAAATATTCCTTGATGCCAGGGTAGAGGAATGCATCAGATGCTCATGTTAGCCATGATTGTTCTGGCAGTTTTATTGGTGCTTTTATTGCCGATGGCGTATCGACGAATGCATTCGATCGAATCCTTTTCGGATGAAACGGATGCATATCAAAAGGGGGAACGGGCTGCCTACATTGAACAGGGCAAAGCCCTCTATAATAAATTTGCCGATACCAATGATATTCAGCGGGGAAACTTTCTTCACGTGGATGACAAAGCCTCCCTTGATGCAGGGAATCAGGAACTAAGAACAATTCTAGGGACTCCGGGTCTGGAGCCTTCCGACTCCTCTGCCACCTATCTTGGCATTCTTCGTGATACGGTGGCCGCTCAACTACCTCCGGACAGTGGAATTTTGAAAGATACCAAAAAGTGCGAAGCCGTGAAGGGACGTGCTGGGTGTGCCGTGCTAGGAACTCCCGGATACGAAAAGTGTGGCATGTGCATCAAGGAAGGAACCACCCACGATGGACGTAACGAGGGAAAACATATCGGAGGCCTTCTCCTGATTGATGAAGATCGGAAACAAGCAGAGGCGGATCGCACTCCTTATCAACCTACCGTTGGCAACTGCCCCGAAGGCTACTTTTTTGTGAATGCCGCCGCCTGTACCAAGGCCTCCAATCGTGCGAACTGTAAGGAAATTGGAGAGACAGGTGGATTTACCGGTGGAAAAACGGCCGAAGGGGTGCCTTGGTCTTCTGCCGTCGGATGTGCTCAGGCTCCTCTTTCTGCAAACACCTTTGTGTATCGCCCTGGGAAACCGTTTGATGTGAATCTTCGAGTACTGGCCCCGACCGGAACCGGTGTCTGCAAGGTTTGGATCAACGAAGGTTCAAAACAACTGGCCTATGGTGAATCTGTAACACCTGGAGCCGAATTTACCATCCTATTGAAGCAGATTACGGAACTAAAACCCCTTTCGATCGTGGTAGCAATGGGAGCTCCTCAGCGTGCCAAAGGAAAATCAGAAGTCTTTTTGTTCGAGGAAAATCTGATTGGGCTCTCTTCTGCAGGATACAATCAAACCTCTGGGTCTGCGGCCCAAGTGTGCGCACGCATTGGAGCCCGCCTTGCTAGCAAGGCCGACCTCTTTACCTCTATGAATGCTGGAGCTCAAAACTGTAATACAGGCGTTCTCACCGATGGAGTTGGATTTCCCATGCAAGGCCAGTTTAAAACGGATGGTGGGTGTGGCACGAAAGGATTCAATGCCTGGGGAGCCGACGGCGGCACGCGTGGTAATTCCTGGTGTGTGGGCATCAAGCCTCCTCAATCCACCAATCAGCGTGGATTTTATACCAAGGTCAATCCCTTTTTTGAATCAAAAGGAGATGCAATCTCACCCTCTCAGGCGGAACAACCAACGATGTGGTCGCAACATGGCGTAAATTACCAAGCCCCTGCACAGCGAGGCATTCTGATGCAGTGGGAAATGGTGGGCGGGGCGTCCTCGGATGGTCGCCCACGCCGCTCCGCCGCCTTTGAGCCTTCCATTGTATCCATTAATGGAATGGGCGCAAGTTCCGTTTCCTCGGATGGTGTCTCCACCTTCAAGATTCTGCGTCGTCTCGGAACCTTTGGGAAGAGTACCATCATAAAGGGGCCTCGTCCCACAGGATCCACTCGTATGGCGACGAATCAGTTCTGGATTTGGAGCAACCTAGCGACAGATCAGGTCGTCACCTTTGGTGTCAAGGTTCCCGGTACTCTTGCGGATCCCACCTATACCGAAGATACGAATCTGAATCCTCGAGGCCCCCTGCTCACAGGCCCGGATGCCGCCGCCTTCTTACGTACGTCTCCTTGCTTGAAGGAGGGACAAGTCGCCGGCAAGTACAGCATTGCTTGCTTGACGTCTCTATTCCAGAGTGCAGGAGGTGATGTCACCAAGGGCAAACTGGCGACTGAAAAGGGGGGTCTGGGGCAACTCAACAAGAGGGGGGATATGGATGCCATTGGTGGATATTTGAATGATCTGTATATGCTTGCGACGACCGGCAAAGATGCGAACGGAAACATGGTCGGAAGAGACAGCAAGTCCAACATCAAGGCCATCAACGATGCCGCCCAACTCC